AAGTAACAAATTAACAATGTCAGTGTCCGTTAATGGCGCTGATTATCAATTAGTTTGCGATACGGCTATACGACACCACGTTACCAAATGTGAAGCATTAAGAATGTTATTACACCCAGCGCCTAAGCGGTTCTGGTTCTTCTAATGACTGATTTACAAAATTTCGTAGCAGTAATGGCGAACGGTGATGAAAAATTTATATCTCATTGGAATGATGACCCAGATGAAAGCACTTCTAAATATGTTGATTTTACTATTGATAATGATGGCGGAAAAGAACCAATTCACCTAAGAGCCGTTTTTGATAAATATGGTAAATTTGAGTATTTTAATGGCGCGTGTGAATATGATGTTTGATTTGCTATTAGGTTTGTCAATAATGTATATGGCCTTCTTGCTATATATGATGTTCAATGATTAATACTAATGTGGTATAATTAACATACTTTTTAATAAAACGGAGAAATAAAATGGCAAAACTAAAAACTACCGATATTGGACACGGTAAAGAGTATGTCCAAGTTGATGAACGTATAAGATATTTACGTGAAAATTACACAAACGCATCGTTATTATCTGAAATGTTAAGCAATGAAAACGGTATTTGTGTGTTTAAAACATCTTTAGTTATTGAAGATAAAGTTGTTGCTACTGGCCACGCTTATGAAAAAGAGGGTTCATCATTTATTAATAAAACAAGCTATATAGAAAATGCGGAAACTTCAAGTTGGGGTCGCTGTTTAGCTAATTTTGGAATTGGAATACAATGTGGCGTTGCTTCTGCTGACGAAGTAGCTAATGCAATCACCCAACAAGAAGAAATTGAAACCAAGGTTGGTATAGCATTATCAGAATTAAGCGAAGCTATTGGCGAAAGCAATAACCAAGCATCTGTTGAAGTATGGCGTGGCATTAAAGACAAGATGGTTAGAGATGGTGTTTGGAAAGCATTAACAACAACAGAACACGTTTATTTAAAAGAAGTCTTAGCAGACGCTACTATTTAAATTGCTGGGTTCATCACCTCTATTGGGCAATCGGGGAATACAAGTATTGCGTTTTAGATAATTTTTCGTAATTCCCTTCCGCCTCGTTAGTAAAGATAAAAGATGCGTTACGCCAGAACGTAAAACTGGCACTAAATTTTAATAAAAGGAGTAAATACCATGGAACAAGAATACGACAACAAAAACACGGGCGTACTATTCGCCAATGACAAGAACGGAAACCCTAAAGCCCCAGATTATTCTGGTTCTTTTGAAGATTCTAACGGTGTTGAAAAAGACTTAGCTGGTTGGGTCAGAACGGCCAAAAGCGGTAAGAAGTTTTTATCAATTAAGGTGTCTGATAAATGGGTTAAACCAGAAGATGATGGTGGTGAGTTCATGCCAGTAACGCCAAGAAGCGAACCAATAACACCAGTGGACGCAGACGCACCCTTTAACGATTCTATCCCGTTTTAATGCCCAACAAACCGCAGAAGCAGTATGTTCTTGATGATGGCACAACTACAACGGCACAAGAAGTAGCTGACAAAATTGGAATTAATATAAGCAACGCACGTACTCGCTTATCAATTCATTCTGACCCAATTAAGGTTTGGCGCACTAAACAAGATAAAACAAAGACTGACCCAAATTCATACAAAATGAGGCGGATTTATTCACGGGGAATGTTTGACCCAATGTTAGCGTTAGCAATGAAATCTATTTAGATAAACAGATGCAATTACAAGGTTGGTCTTGAACTGGAAACATCATTTGGCTTCCTTGTTGAAACATCATCTGTGGCATTTCCATAAAGAAAGCACTAACAGAAACGGTAAATAAACCAGCGAATACCACGATCAATAATCTATTCATCTTGAACCTTATATTTTAACTTGGCTTGATTATATCCCCAGCGCCTAATGAATGGCACGGCAATTAACGTGATTAGTAAATAAGCAATACCGCCATATAGCAGATTCATAAACAAAGATTCAGCAACATAGGCCACTGCTTGTTCTTTTGATTCAATATCGTTGACGTTATCTTGTGCTGGTATTACTTCATCATAGATAATATTGGAAGCTAAGACACCTAATGCTACTGGTGCGCCACCAAGACCATAAGCAATGACCGTAGAAGCCCCAGATTTGCCCATATTGCGTAGTTCTAAACTTTGACAACTACTTAATAGAATAAGTAATAAAAAGGCGTGTATTAAGCGCACATCAAATATGGGTAAATAATCCAACAATCACCAATGCAAGGTGGCACGTTAATCATTTTTTACCCTCTCGAAGAATGGTATAAATTTGATCTAACATATTTTCAATCTTGTCTATCTGGTGCGCGTATTCATCTCGGTGTACAAAGTCTTTATGCAAGTTAATCTGGCAAGTCGTAATTCTATCTTCAATCTGTTTAAGGTCGTTGGCTATGGACTTCATAAACGCCATTAAATTAATCCAGTCGAAATTATTGATACAAGGGCAAGAACAACATCGCTTAATTCCATTCATAATCCTTATTGTTCAGCTAATATAGACCAGTCTTGGGCTTCTTCATCCCACATATACATTTCACCGTCATCTGGCATTGGTGTTGGCGCTTCCCATTGGCAAGTTTCATCATTAAAAGACCAAGAACTAAACCGCTTAGGTGAAATAAACGCATCTAATTCATCGTCATACCTTGCCCCAATACCAGCATAGTTCTTTCTAAAGTTGCCGTTGTAAGAAGTTTGCACCCAGAACGGGTAATTATGTAATTTATTTAAAAAGTCAACGCCAAGCTGTTCAATTTCTTTGCCGTTTTCATCTTTTAAAACTTTGTTATCAACAACAAGAACACTAATAACTTTACTGTTTAATCCTAATTTTGCAAAATGTGCCATATTTAACTCCTAAGATACTTGGTAACGAATTATCACAATACCCGACCCACCGTTAAGGTTGGCATATAGTCCGCCACCACCACCGCCAGTATTTGTGAATCCAGATTGAGTACGATTACCACCACCACATTGACCATTTGCCGCGCTTGAACGATTACCACCACCGCTACGACATACACCAGCTTGACTACCTATATAAGATGTTAACCCAGCGCCACCATTTCCATAGCTGTTTGAACCAACCCCACCAGCGCCACCGCCACCGCCATTACTTGTTCCACCAGCATTTCCACAACCATCTGGCGCTCTGGCTGTACTGCCAGAAAAACCACCGCTTGAGCCAACATCGCCAGTTGTATTGCCAGAAGCACCACCGCCATAAGCCGTAATTGTTGTCAATCCAGAACCGCTTACAGAAGATGGAACGCCATTGCTACCACTACTACCACCAGCACCAACCGCGACCGTATAGGTTATATTTTCGCTCATATCAATTGTTGATAAATTGCCACAAGTACCGCCAGACGTTTCTGAAGCATAAGATGTTTTATATCCGCCACCACCACCGCCAGACGATTCTGTTGACCCAGCGCCACCACCGCCAATAATCAAATATTCTACTTGGTTTTCACTTCCAGCTGATGAAAATTTAAAATAACCACCAGACAAAAAAGTTAATATTCGATAATTACTGTTAATTGGACAAGTTGTTGGGTCTTCAGATGTTCCATTGTTATCAAGAACTGGGTAGCCTATCGCTTGAATTGCCATAGTGAACCCAGTTTTGGTGTCTGATGCACCAGCTGAATCTGTAACTACTACCTCAAAAGTAACTGATTTATCTTCACCATCTGTTATTTCGCTCGTATCAAAATGGAACGTTGAAATGGTTGTATCTGTTACAGTAACGGGCGTAATTGATAAAAAATCAGTATCACCAGACGTAAGGTTAATTTCCCAGTCAAGCGCTGTGCCGTCTTCACTATCTTGCGCCCCCGTAAACTGAACAACGTTATCTTGTGTATTATGGCTGAATGTTATTGTTGATGGTGTTGAATAAACAGCAGACGCGTTTGGTGCGTCTTGTGGTGTAATATTGCCAGAACCACCACCAATATTAGTCCAAACATTATTATCTACTGTCGAAACCGTACAAATATAAGCTTCGCCAGATGTTTTGTTAACCCAAATATGACCAACAGCTAAATCTGGGTCTGCATCTTCACAAGAAGTAATTGTTGGGTCAGATTCTGACATTGTGCCATCAGTTAAATCATTAAAAGTAGAAGCACCGCCACCAGCAACCTCAGCCCAACTTGCAGTTGAACCATTAGATTTTAAATATTTATCAACCGTTTCTGGGTCTGTTTGTGTTGGCAAACTAACTGGTGCATCTTGCCAAGAAGCCGAACCAGCACTATCGCCAGAAGTTAGAATTTTGCCATCGTTGTCAGTGCCGGTAGCTGGAACATGAAGCGAACCATCAGCCGTTGGGTGGTCATAATTATTAGCACTTGTTTCAACACTATCTAATTTAAGCTTGTCCTCGTGTGACATTAGGCCGTCAGTTTGACCAGTACCAGTTGGTTCAGCCGTTGTAAGTTCAGCTTTATCACTATTTAAATTAGTTAGGTTGGCGTCCATCTCCGTATTCGTTAATGGACTACCCTTACCACTTCTTGTTACAATCGTTGCCATATAAACCTCTTAAATTATGTAATCACCAGATGAATCTTTGTAATGTTGCTCAGTATATTCTCGCGTTGCTATCTGAATTAATCCGCTCTGGTCTGTTTCTGTTGACAGTATAACAAACTTACGAACTCTATCAAGCACATCATGGTCAACGCTAATAATATCGCCTACTTCTAAATGTGCGTTTTTAACTGTTGTTGAAAATGATAATCTTAATGGTGTTTGTTTAACCCTATTGCCAGAAGCATCTTCACTATAACGCATTGAATTTAAAGTAATTTGTGCTAAATCAACGGCTTGACTTGAGTTTGTAATGCCTTTAATGTCTAATACTTTTTCAACGGTTTGACCGTCCCAATCTTGTAATGTTGTATCTTCTGAAGTTGCTCGTGCTGACAACCATTCATCATCTGGGTTAATGTATTTAACTGTTATCTTGTTGGCTATTTCTTGATTACCAGCCATTGAAATACTCAAAGAATTATTAATAATATCATCATCAGTAATGGTGGCAACTGAAGTCTGTAATTTAGCATCGACTTTTAGTTTCCATTTATTACCACTGTGGATAATCTGACCGCGACAAGTTGATAAAACATCGTTAACTAATGATTGAATATTAGCTTGTTGAATGAACGCAATATTACAAGACCAAGCGTTAGCATCACAATCTGTTTTAGATTGCTGGAATGATGGTATATCAATCTCAGATACGTCAATTGCAAGTGCTTCCGTTAACAAATCAAGGATAATTTCGGCTGGGTTGTTTGAATATGCTTCAGTTGATATAGCACCATCAACGATAGTCCGTATCTTCTTGCCTTTCATTTCAACCAAGATATTATTAAATTCTGTATTCTTGTTTTCTTGACCCTCAAATAATTGGTGAACCGCTAAAAATGCTGTTTCTGCTGGTATATCAATCATGAGCGCGACGTCTGAATCTAAGAACAATTCAGCTACTGAACCACCATAACTACCACCTTGTAATTTATTAATTAACAAACGCCATTCTTGAAACTCCAGCGTGTTTGCTTGTTCATTATTAAAAGTGATCGTCGTTAAGTTGGGGTATGTTGTTTCTGCTGGTGACCAATACGTACCCGATTTATCGCCACCTTGGGTAGTGGTCCATACAGCTGGTGAAACAGACGTATCTTTATATTGTAGTTCAGCGTCATAAATAATATAGTTACTATCACCATCACCATGATTAAATTTAACACCTAATGAATTCACTTTACCAGCCGAACCCAAATCAATTTCTATCCAACCATCGCCAGCCTGTGAACCGCTTTGATTATCTTGCCACCCACTAATTGTACCATCTAAAAGATTTTCTCTTTTTGCTTGGGTGTTATTGTCTGATAATGTCAAATTTGCTTCTGTAATTCCAGAAATAATCCCACTTTCACCACCAAGCGCTTGGGTTGTACCGTCTTTATCGGTTACAAATTCAATCGTATTAATATCGGTAATTCCAGACGTAGCGTTATGCCATTTAATGTGCGTGTATTCAGATGTAAAAATATTAGAACCTTTATTATCTAATAGGTTTTCATTACCAAATATCTTAGTTATATCTTCAATGGTATGCCCAGCTAATGAATAGATGCCCCAATAATCGCGGTTATATCCATTCGCTGAAGCGTCTGGGTTGATAGATGAATTCGTTACTTGCCAGATAATGTTACCAGCTAACTTATTCAACCCATAAACCACTGGAACGGCTGAAGTATTGTCTTTTCTGGTCTGTAATTTTTGCCCAGAATAAGTATCAGCACCAAACATATCTCCAATATCGGGGGCTAAGGCCGAGCCGAGTAATGATAATCCAACTAATGAAGCGATTGAACCGTAAGATATGGCAATACCGCCAACAGTAAATGGTAAATAAAAAGACGCTAAAGAACCAGCGCTAGCCACAAGTAATCCGAGTCCAATAACCGTTTTAACTGACTTACCCATTGCTCACCCTCATAATAATACAATCCTTGTCTAGCTTGTTATGTTCTACACGTTCCAAATCTTCGTTATAAACCCAATAAACAAACCTATTTATAGCAACACCAACAGAAGTGCGTGTAAGCACTACATCGTCTTTTTTAATATCTTTTTGATGTTTAATGCGTGTGCAAAAACTCTTAAAAAAACCAATATGTTCACGCTTTGCTAAAAATCGTTTTTCATTCTTAACGTAATAATCTAAATTAGCAGTGTCTAATGTGTAATCTTTCCAGCCTTTTGGCAATACATGACGAACGTTCATATACTGAATTACAACAGTAAAACAATTATGTAACATTCTGTCTGCCCCAATACAATTCGGTTGTGATAGCACTAACAACTGATGTGTATTCATTTTGATTATATGTGCGCGTTGGGTATGCCTTATTCCAGTTGATAAATTTAGTGGTCAAAGAGCCGTTTAATACTTGTGATGTGGCATTAAAAGTATTGATAATCCCCTCAAATAGAACATATGCGTCATAATTTGGCACATTAGCAAAGTCTAATTTTGGGTATATAGATTCGTTGGTTGGGTCTGTTTCAGTATCACTTACGCCAAACTCATAAACATCAGCATCAATTATTTCAGATGGTGGTGTGAATACTATCCGCGTGATTTTCCACGGGTTGTTTCTCCATTCTGACGCTAAAGCTTCAGCTGTCAGTAATCCATTAATATTATCGATTGATATATTAATTGAATCTGTTTCCATTGAACCGTCTTCGCTAAGGCTGTCGAATGTTACCGCTAATGGCGTGTATTCAATCCCAGCATATTCAACAAAAACATCGTGGTCGGTGAAATACAATATCTCAGAAGCTTCGCCAACAACACCGTCCAAATCCCTATCCATTTGGAACTCGAACAAATGCAACAAAGCAAAAGCAGTATCTTGTCTTGAATTAGTTGATATTATTTTAGACATTTAAAGACTCCATTATATCAGCAGAACAAACAAACATATTATCGACCCTTTTAGTGAAATCAAACGTGTCATTCATAAAGTGTGCGTTGGTCTTACTAAATAAGCCATCATCAACTTCATCACCGCCAATAGTTACAACAACAGTAAACTCATTATCTAAGAAATCAGAAGCAAAATAACTGTTGTAATCTTCCATATAATAAACGGTTGTTAGGCTTGAATCTAGTTCAATTGTATTATATTGATGGGGCTTATACCCTCTATCTGGTATGCCAAAATTACCCATAATTCCAGCCTTTTGGCGATAGAATTTTTGTAATACTAAAAACTGGCTTTCATTCAACAGCCACGATAATTTCCATTTTCGTTTTAAACCGCCATTATCTTTAATATGTCTGGCTGATTGGCCAACATTACTAAAGATTGAATTGCTCGCGTATTCATATTCAACTTGGTATGGTTGTGCGGTATCTAACAAAGTATCAAAATCAGTGTTAATTGATGTTACTGGTGAGTATGTTGATTCCTCTGTATGTGCGTCTGTATAAGCCGAATAATTAAAGAATACACTTGAAGCAAGGGATATTGTGCCATTGAATAAAGTGTCAGCGGTTGCGCGAAACTTAAATTCTTTAAATGCCCAAACAGATGAATTAATACCCATAACATTAGGCCTTAAATCATTTATATCATCAGCATCTAATATGAATGTATTGGCGTGGTTCTGCTCGTATGTATTGCGTAACGTTTCAAAATCATCAAGCGATATGTTTTTATAACTAATCGTCATTTCAAGCGCTGGAATTGATGAACTTATAATCCTTTGATTCTTTCCAGAATTAAATTGTACCGTCTGACCTTGTTTTAGTCTTTCACCAGCTTGAATATTGCTGTGTTTAGCTAATATAGTGCTTGTTAGATTATTCATTAAATAACTTGTCTAATTGTCCGTCTAACTGAGCCATTACTTGCTAACGATGAATTAATGATGCTTTCAATTGTACCTTTATTATTAACCAAATATGAGTTAAAAGAACTGGCATCAATTGCTTGAACATTAAAGTTAATTTCAGCAGTGGTTATATTGCCACCAGAACCACCAACCGAATAGCCTTTATTCATTGCTTCGATTGCGTTTCTATTCTTAGAAGCACCACCACGATTAATAACAGCTTCGCCAACCTGCAACTTAGCTAATCGTTCGTCAGAACGCATACCAGTATGAAATGACGGTATCTTAGTTGAACCAATAGCACCGCCAGTGTGTTTAACTTCAGCCGTTCCAGTGTGGAATAAACCAAGTATTGCCTTGCCAATTGTCTTTTGATACTGAATACGAATCATGTAAGAAATGATTGAACGCGCCATATCTTTGAAATTTGTTTTAATGCCCATTGCCATATTAACAAACGCATCTTCTAAGCCTTTAGTAACTTTCTTGCCAACCTCACTTAGTTCTTTTTGTTTCTCATTAGCGCCTTTAAACGCTTTGCCCACTTCATCAATTGGGTCTTTTAATGTGGCCAATTCTTCTTTTAACTTTGCTATTTTATCAACGGCTGGAGTGCCAAAAGTATTATCAAACCAGTTGCCTAACTCTTGTAATGAACTTTTAGTGTCGTTTGAAGCGAAATCTTCAAGCGTTTTTATTGAATCTTCAAGCCATTTAATGCGATCTTCTTTTTCTGCACCAAATATAGCTTGTTTATAACCAACCATATCTTGAGCGAAACCCCTAAACGCAATAGATACATCGTTTAATCTTGCACTAATTCCAGCCATTAAACCAGAATCAGAAGCCAACCCCAATAGTTGGTCACCAATCCGTTCCATTTCATCGCCATATTGATTAGCGTTCTGGATTGATTCACCCCAAGGCGTGTCGGCTAATGCTTTGGCTTGACCTCTCATTAGCTTGCTAACATCTCTAATTACAACACCTTGTTTTAATTCTTCTTTGGTGTATTCACGCAATGCTGGCATCGTACGTTTAATCGTACCTAATTGACCCGATAGCGTCATTGTGAGTTCTTTTACCGCGCTTGGTACGTCCTTGCCAAACGCTGTGGCATAATCCATAGCTGTTTCAATGACTTCTTTTGTCTGTTTATCAGATAAGCCCATTGTTTTAAGCATTGCTAACTGTTGCAATGTCATTTCATCGCCATAAATGGTAACGCCTTGGAGTGCTGAAGCGTAATCTTTCCACATATCAAGCGTGTGTTCGCCTTGTTTGGCGTTTAGTCTTAGGGCGTTATATAGTGCTATTTCTGCTTTTAATTGTACTGAATGTGCTTCTGTGGCTTTTGATAGCGCCATACCAACACCAGCGACCGCCAAGCCAACTTTAACCCAAGATGCGCTCATTTTTGAGCCAGATTTGGCCGTGGTTTTTGCTAATTTCTTGGTTTTCTTGCCAACCTTATCAATTGAACGTTCGGCTGGTTTGCCTTTCGCGAGTATTTCAATTTCAATCTTCTTAGCCATTGTCTTTTTCCTTATTAATCTGAATCTTATAAGCCAACAGTGTACCAATTTCGGTCATTGGTAAGGCGTTGATTTCGGTGATGGACTTATGAAGTTCAAAAGCAAGTAATGCCTTAGCCTTTAGCCATTCATCTTTTTTAATATTTCTTGTTGTTCTTCAACTATGTCACTAACAGACTTCAAGCCCATTACAGACGCTAAATAGCATGATGTTTCATAAGTGATAGTTTTTCTAATCCACTTCACTTTGGTTAAATTGTTAAAAACACGTTGGCCATCTTTCTTGAGTAGCTGAAAGTAAATAATATGCGCCCTTAATAACCCATCATCATAATAAGTTAAGTCAGTCGTTGAGCCGTCAGCTTCTTTTACTGTTTTAACTTTCTTAGATAATTCTAATGCGTTGTCGTGGTCTTGCCCAGACATAACACGGTAATATATTTGGTGAACATCTCCACCAACTACCATATCAGCCGAACGAATATCAGTACCTTCTTTTTCTAATGCTTTTAATAATTTATTCATAGAATAAAAAAGGGGGCTTAACACCCCCTAATGTTTATGCGATTGTTATTGCGCCAGTTCCTTCAAAATTAAAGGAAGCTTCAACAATACCGTTCACATCGTTTGTGATGCTCATGCTTGTGATATTAGCCGAACCAGAATACTTATCGTAAGATTCTGAATCAGTAGTATCGCCAGCGTTTAGTTCTAAGTCCAAAGTTGTACCGCCCGTTAAAGCGCCAACTAATGAACCCTCAGCAGAACCAGTAGCGTCAAAAATTGCCGTTAATGAACCAGACCACGATTTTAATGTCGTGGTTGACTCTTTCCAGCCAGATGAACTAAAGTCAGTTATATCGGCCGTTTCTTGGGATATATCTAAAGACCAAGCTTTAGCATTTCCCATAACGTTGTTGCCGACTTTCACAGACCCAGTATGTCCTTGAATAGCCATTATGTAACTCCTATTTTTGTTATTGTAAACGTAATCAGATAGCCACGCTCTTGTTGTTCAATATTAACCACAGCTTCCTCAATTCCCTCACCTCTTGTAGCACCAAGAATCGCCTTCATCTTTTTATCGCTGTATAACCTTGAATCTAAGAATAACTCGTATTCTTCTAAATGGTCATATACTTGCTCTGAAAAGGTTGAACGTTCATCGTTGATACTATAAGACTTGATTGATTCTCGGAACTCACGGTTATTAAGCGTGTCATTCTTTGTCAATTTATAGCCCTTTGATTTCAGCAGACTTATCATTTCATCAATACCACTTGATTAGACTGTAATTTCTCAGCTGTTTCAATAGTTCCATCTTCGTCAGTATCATAATCAGCCTTTAATGTGGATAACTCACTTTCGTAGTTTTCCTTAAAGACATTATATGATTCGTTGAATATATCATCGGTGTCGGCATCTTGTCGCTTGGCCATACAGATTAATTCAAGCGCCTTAACCAAATGAAGTTCTTTCACTTGGGCGGTTGTCTTAAATAAATCAATGTCCAAACCTTTATTACGCATCTCGTTTTTAATAATGTCATAAGCACGATTAATAAAAGATGAATAATCAAGATAAACGATACCAAAGCCAGTTGAACTATCCACAGTGTTATCCACCGCATCAAATCCAAATGAACCAGTTGAATCAGTATAAGAAGTAATTACAGCATCAGTACCAGCGTTATCACCCGTAGTAAAGCCAACAGTAGCGCCAACAATTTCAGCTTCTACAAGGTCAGTTAATCGACCCGATACAAGTGTTGTTGTTGAGCCACTATCGGCCTTTTCAAAGTGGTCAGCCAGTATTGGTAAGGCTGAAATGATGTCCGCGTTTGTAAGTACCCACGCCATTGTTATACCTCGCTAAAGCACGCCAATTCTTTCATAGAATCGAAGTGGTGTTTTTTAGAAAGGGTGATGGTATCGCCACTTTTATAAGTGTAAATACCGCCATCAATACCGTGTGAACCGTCACAAAGTGCTTTCAATTGAAGCTTGGTAGCCTTTTTAGCTACCGCCTTTTTTGCTACCTTGCCCATAATTACGCGATTACTCTTCTGAGTGCATCTTCCGAAATCACTCCGTATGCGCCAGCCATTAGCCAACCAATCGAAACAGAACGGCCAAGATTATCATTACCCTCAGTAACTCTTAATTCTGGTGCTTGTGCGATTGCAAGTCCTAAAGCGTTCTTACCGAAGCAAGACACTTTTGTACTTTGAGAATCCTCGACAATGGTAAATCCTTCGAGCGCGCCCACGATTCCTGAAGTAGAAGCGCCAATATCAGTATTAGAAGCGATTGAAATGTAATCATCTTTAATGTTTGAAACATCGGCTGGCGACATAAACGCAACATAACGACCGTCATTGAATTTTGCAGTACCAGCAGTTGATAATGCTTCATAAGCAGAACGTAAGTCAGCTTTTAATGATGATGTAGCAGTGATAGTATTAGTACCAGCTTCTAAAGCGTTCAAACCAAGTTGGTTAGTTGTTTCACCCATATTGATACCAACTAATTCAGCAGACGCTAAGTCAGCTTTACCAGCAGTAGCAATATTAGCTAATGATGTTGAAGTAATAACTGCACCGTATTCTTGAACCGTTAGGGTCTTTTTGGTGTCAGTCATAGTTGTTGATGATGCTTCAGCACCGTCAGTCAATGGAGTTGTAGCGGTAGTCATTCTTGAGAACACTGTGAATGAGATGCTGTTTGCCATATCGTCCTGACGAACTGTTGCGTATGCGTCAACTTTGTTGTAATCAGAACCAGAAACGATTACCGCTTGGTTCATAAGGTCAACTACCGAATCCGATAGTACACTTGCTGTATTTGTAGCCATTTTATTTCTCCTAAGAAATTATATTTCGTTTTGGAGTGCGTATAACTCAGCCATAGTTTTAGCACCTTTAACTCGTTCCGAAACATCTAATGATGCTTTGTTTGAAGTTGAATCTACTCTCTTTGGCTGAACATCGCCCCCGTTAAATAAATAAGGTTTATCACCTTTTAATTGTTCAATAAACGCTGACTGGTCAAAGTCTTCAGTAGCACTTGCAGTCGCTAATAAATGTTTGAAGTAATCAGCATCTTTGATACCATTCTTGCTTACAATTTGCTGGATATTAGCGTCCGCTTGTATCTGCTTATTGTTAGCTTCCAAGCCCTCAATAGTATTATTCAATGTTTGAATCAACTCAGCCGACTTATCCAAATCGGATTTATCTGCTTCATCTGCTTCACGTTTCGCATTGATTAACTCTTGTGCTTGTTCAATACTATCAACCCCTAATTGCCCAGCTAACTCAGATTTAGCACGTTTCGCACCTTTGCTAAAGCCCTTGTCAATTAGATGATCAAGTTTCGATTGTGATATAACCACCTCATTTTCAGTCTTAGGAGTTTCGACTTTGCCGTTTGTATGCTCGTCAGCCATAACAGTTACCTCTTATATATAAAAAGTTATTTAAATAATAGCACTAAGTTCTTGATATTACAAGTTATTTAGGCTGTCGCTAATTCTGTCTTGAATCTTTTTAATTTCTTTGTTGCTTAAATCCATGAAATCACGCTTATGATTATTAATATTATAATGTGCCTTATCATTTTCATCACCATCATCGAAATGAAATCTTAATCCATTATTACCATTCTTCTTAAATGTTTCGTGGACTAATGAACGAAGCATATCGCCAGATAATTCAAACTTGGCTAACTTACCCCTTTTGGCTTTCCTTGCTAAGTATGTCTTATCCCAATCTTTGAAGCCACCACCGTCAGCATTAACACCTTTTTTAATACGTTTCTTCAATACAAGTATCGTACTATTGCCAGACGTTTCTAATGCTTTATAGACCTTTTTATTAAAGTCTTTTTTAATCTTGTCAAAGCTAAAGTTTGTCTTGGTTTTCATTTTTCAGATAGTGCCAACAATGCGCCCTCGTAAATAAAAGCCATAACAAGTTCTTCAGACGAAAAAATATCTTCAGCTAACTTATCTAATTGTTCAATAATATCTTCTGGCAAAGGAATCTGTTGCGATAGTTCCATTGCTTCTTGAAGTGCTATACTTTTTAATATCATTATATTACCTCTGATAACCACTTATTAAGTGAATCCCCATTTACGATGCTACCCCTTTTAAGCTTATCAAGCAAATCAAGCAATAACGGGTCAATCAAGTCTTTACGGCCGTTACTATATAAGGCAAAACTTTCGGCAAACCATTCTTTATGGTTCGTGCTAGCATATTTAGTAGGCGTAACCGTTCTGTTTTGAAACAATCGAGATAGCGCTTGCTCTAATGGTGGGTTTTTCAATTGTTTTACGTTGTGAACGCCCCACTGCTGATGTATTTGGTGCGCGCACTCGTGATTAACAATCGTTTGTCTTTGTGCTTTTCTGGATTTATAAAACCCAGTTGAATTAAAAGGCCTTTTAGTTAGATTATCGCCAACTTTCCAATCTGAAATAGGCTGTAACCTTTGGTCTAATTCCCACAATGATTTATTTTTAGTTAATGTCTTTAATTCATTTCTAATTTTGTTATATTGTTTTATCTCATCTCTATCAAGCCCAGTTTCGCTTAAATTATGCTTTTTAAGCATCTTTTGTAATTTATTGGATAGTGCGGTTTGCTTCTTCCTATTGTCTGCAACCTCTAATTCTAAATCTTTTGTTTTAATTGGGTTAGCATAGTAATTAAACCATTTTTTATTAACCCCTAATTGGCCATCTCCCATAGTCGCTATGGCATTGCCAGCGTTCGGCATAATACTTCTTATTTTAGGAACTCCAAAGCTTGCAATTGCGATATTAGCGTTGTCAACAGTTCCCTCTAAAGCGTTAATTGCTTCTTTATTTAATCCAGTTAAATTAGTGGGCGATGTTATTTCTTTCGCCCTATCACCTCTTTTCTTGCTGGCCCTGTATCTTGTTACTGGCGCACCATCACTGGCTTTTAAATACCTGCTATCTTTTTGAGCCTTAACCAATTTATTATCAATCGACTTTGTAACGTCAGCAATACTTCGTTGTTTGTCTTTTTCTGGCTTATCTTCTGGCTTCTTATCTGCTTCAACACCAGTAACAGAATAACCCATATCGACCGCGTCTTGTCTTGTTACAAACGTGAAGAAGTGTCTGCAATTCCAAGCGCGTTCTGGTGATGCTTCAAGTTCATTCTTTTCATCTGTTTCATAAGCTGTGTTTGCAACCAACACCTCAGCACAAAAATCCCTAGTCACATCATCAATATCATTGCCATCATATATCCAAACAATATCTTCATCGCCATCAAGCACTTCTGCTCTCTGGTTTAAGGTTGCTTGCCTATAATCATTTATAGCTGTATTGGCGTAAGTCTTAGCGTATGACGCATATTTAGTACCGCCCAATTGACCAGACATAGCTTCCAACAAGTTAGCCTTAGTCTTGCCAGCCAGAACGTTGTTATACAGTCCTTTTTTTAGAGTTAGGCCAGCATCAATACCAATCTGTTCAATGCCTTTAATTTGTAATTCTTTAATGGCTGTCAGCCTTTTAATCTGGTCTTTGCCAAGTGTCTTAAACAAGCCAGCTTCTTTTAATACAGCAGACAATGAGCCTTGTAAATCATCAAGTGTGTTGGTATATCTTTGAAGCATATCATAATAGCCAGAATCCTTTAAGATACTCCGCCAGATTAAATCAAACTTAACAACTTCATCAATATCACTAATATTAGCAACGCGTGATGTGGCTAATACATTAATCTTTTTAAAAACCTTTTCTAAACGCTTATCAAACTTGGCAATAATATCTTCAAGTTCTTCTTGATTAGCATCAATTAAGCCTTTTAAACTCACAGCTTCTGTTCAAAATCCGTAGTAATTGAGATGTTAGAAGTTTTATCAAGCATATCATTTCGCGCATTTAAGTTAAGCGCCACTTCTGATTTAGCATCTTCTTCTGTTAAGTCTGGATTCTTACGCATTAGAATATCAATTGATTTGGTTAGCCCCATTTCAATAGCTTGTTGGTCAACCGCTAATTGCTCTGTTTCGCTTGATGGGTAGTTTGGCTCAACAAAATCAACAGTCATATCGCCAGCAATAGTCTTGCCATAATAGAATGATACTTGTGTGATTAGGCCAAACAACTCTTTTTCATAAGACTTAAAGTCTGCTTGTTGTTCTAAAGTGAATCTATCCAGCTTTAGGTTCTCCATCTGTAAAGCAAAGCCAGATGAAGCTTGGCTTGTCATTCTGAATTGAGATGGTGAAACACCATAACCGATAGCAAGGTTGTTCGCTAATTCTTGTACAACCCTGTGTAGTTGTTCGTAGTTAGATTGTAAATCAAGTACGCTTATTTCTGTGTTCTGGCCAGTTAGCGTTAAGATGCTTAAAGGGTCAAGAACTTGTCCGAGCAATTCACCAACATTGTCACCTTTACCAACCAGTTGTTTGAATGATTGCGTTTTGATAATATGGTTTAAAAACGTCAGATGAACTGCCATGTCGATTGTACCACCAGTTAAATCATCACCAGTATAAGAATCAAAGAAAGATTCATCGCGCCAACCATTATGTAAATATACAAAAGGTAACACGCCAAATGGGTTCTCAAGTTCTTCGTTATCTTCAACAGCTACAATATTATTTTCGCCATTCTGTTTATCAATATAGTAATGCTGGTCAGCACTCCAATAAGCCCAGCGTTCTTTTTCTTTCTTCTCGCCAACCATTTCCACAAAATAAGAAACAGATACGACTTCGCCTTGGTTATATTCAACCTCGGTTAAATGCGGTAATCTTAGCATTATCTTAGGTTGTTCTTTGTCGCTATCCCAGCCAACTTGAATTAGTACATCATTAAAGGCGTTCACATAACGATTAGCTTGAGCCATTGTTTTATCAATCCTCAATGCGCTATATAACGCTTTAGCTTCATCGTTTTCAAACTCACGATTAACACCAAACGAATAGACGTTACTAATAGCATTAACTACTTGCTTATATACGTTGTTGTTTGTGTTTAGTTGAACGTCTAACTTCAACTGGGCGAACGCCTTATATATCTTGCCTAATTTAGTTATGACTTGTGCGTCATAGTTGTCGTTATACATGGCATAACGTAGCGCCATTTTCTTTGTTCTTGCGGTTTCAATCATTGTGCGACCCTCATTGATAATTCTTTAGGTTTAATCAGCCTATGTTCGTATTCGAGATAATAACCGACCGAATCAGAAGCGTGAGAGAGCGCGGTATTGCCCTTTTCTACTTTTCCCTTATCGTCATACGATAGCTGTTCAAGGTCGGCTATTAACTCCGTATTCCTCGCACATATTGCCATCTTAACATCACCGTTACCATTTCGCAACATAGAATTAAAAACATTAACTCTGTCTTGTACTCTGGGGTTAGCCGTCTTAATCATTAACTTATGCCACCCAGCGTTCTTAATAAACTCATAGTTAGTCTGTGCCGTTCCTTGTGAACGTGCCTTACCAGCCGAATCACCGTATATTGTAGCACTATACAACTGTGCGCCCAGATGTCCGAATTTCTCTTTAATATGGGCTATGGTGTCAACTACTGGCTTATTGTAAATAATAGCATTATCCACTACTGTAACAATTCCATTAATGATTTGAATAAAGAACACAGCATTGTAAGGCGATATGTTGAAATCCCAGCTAATAATTAACGGTAATGCTGGGTTAATGTCGATATTATCGCAAACGTGGACATCACGCTCAAAGCTATGATAAACGGCACTGCCATTAATATTAACAAACTCACCAAGCAAATACTGTTGAAGCAGTCTTTCATCGTATGTCTGCTTTAAGGTTTCAATATAATCATCTGGTAAATACGGGTTATCGTATGTGCTGGCCTTAATCAGTCTGTAATTATCTGGCTTATTGGCCACCATTAGATTATAAGCGAACTTATAGCCCTCGGGGGTTGATACAAGATCAACTTGATTAGGTTGTTTGTTCGGTAACTTAGAACGATTACGCGCCAATATCTGACGGAACGCTTTATCCATCTTATGCCGTGGCAATATATCAGCTTCATCAATCAATGAATAACCAACTTCATAGCCCACAATCATCTCTGGTTCGCTCATATTACGAAAGATTATCTTGCCGAAGTCTTTGATATGTAACTCTTTATCTGACTTGTTCAATTGATAATATAAGCCAAGTTCTTCGCACATTTGGGGGAATTGATTAAAGCAAATATCACGTATTAACGGGTAATTGGGTAAATAGTACGCAACATTAATCTTCGGATATTGTAGTTTCTTGATGATTGTTTTAAGCGTTCCAGCATACGATTTACCCGAACCAAACCCAGCTATTAATGCAGTAGTTGGATTTGTACTGTTTATGAACTCCCTTTGATGGTCTAATACCGATACGTCTTTTATCATTAGCTAACAAGTCTAATGCCAGTAACTTCTGTATTGCTGTTTTCAACTTCATCACGTGAAACCTCACGCCAACCAGCTTGGGTTTTAAGATAGAAGATAGCAGAAGCAGTATCGCCATCACGCGCTTTACTAATCAAAGAACCAGCAATATCAGCAATGGCCCTTGACTTGCCTTTTTTATACTGGCGGAGTGCTTCAGCATCTCGTTTAAAGATTTCTTTTAATGTATCACGGTCGAAACCAAAATAGTCAGCTAACTGTTGTTGATTAAGAACCGCGCCAAGTGTTTTTAACTCGCCTTTTTGTTCTTTAGTTAATACAATCTTATTTGAATTCATATCTGGCCTTTTGCCCTAATGGATTTGCATTATGAATAGACGTGCCTTTACGCTTTAGTTTACATATTACGCTTCTAACGTGATTAACACCAATCGATTGTGCTTGTTCTGATGTAATGCTTCCATTCTTATGAATATAATCTAATACCTTTTGTCTGTCTGTCTGTGAAGCATCGCATCTGTCAAAGATTACCCAACCAATAAATACACCCAGTAAAAAACCTATAACCGTAAATACTATTAACATAATTAGATTTCCTTTATTTTAATCTCACATTTACCACCAGCAAAGACTTCTTCTTTGGAGATAGCAAGACACATTATTTGTGAATCGTCTGCGTAAGCAATACCAATTAATGAATCAAGTAACGATTTAGCAAAGTTATCCACATCATATTTACGTCTTGTAGCTGGGTATAGTTTAATAATCACCATCACTGGCTTATCAGTTGGCTGTTTCTGACTATCACTAACCAGATTAGCAACACGTTGTTTAAACTCTCGACCTTTCTTAGATAATATTGAACAACAAATGCGCCCACGAACAATAGCACGATAGTATTGATTAACCGATACTGGCATTGGTAACGTCAGATTCAGTTCAAATTTCTTCATTTACAAGCCTTTATTATTTCATCACATAATTGTTCTGGAACTTTGCTTCGATTATAGCTACCAACTCTACCTTGTGTGCCAGTTTGTGAACCGCGTGGTGCTGGTGCGTGGTGACAATTCTTATTGCCATTATGACATACTGGTCCTGGTATCCATTCTTTACAATTAGTCCAAATATCAGTTGGTTTAGCGCGTTCATCACCATATTGACAATACCAAACAGTGTTAAGTAATGATTGATCTATAAGGTTTAACTTCCTTAATTTACCTCTTGGATTTTCAATAATAAAATATTTAGGGTTTAGTTGTTCAATTATTTCTAACGTCTTTTTAACAATCTTAACACCCAGTACCGCTTGTTCAGTTTTTGGTGTGTTATCCTTATTCCAATGCTTACCAATTGAAGCAACAGAAAAAAAAGTACAAGGTGGTGATGCCCAGATAATGTCTGGTTTAAACGGTAGTTTGTTTATATCAAAATCAAATATATCGCAAACATAATCAATACCATCAAAACTATCGCGGTCTGAACAAAACGTATTGTAGCCATAGCTGTCGGCAACTTTAGAAAATGATCTGCTACCAGCAAATAATTCTAAAACATTCATTTCAATGGTTCTCTAAGTAGTTTATTACACAAATCAATTGCGCTTTCACAAACGTGATGTCTTAGGTTTTTATCTTCAAGACGGTCAATCCTTTCAATCATCTTTTTAACACCATCTAAGGCTATTTGACATTCTTCGTGGGTGTGTTTTACTGGTGTATCGCAACAATTCATTCAGTCTTTCCGTAATAGTTAGACAATCCGTAAGTAATCCAATGTATTCTGGGCTTACCTTGTTTAATAAGATAGTCTAATTGTTGAACACTTATGCCGAGAATATCAGCTACTTTCTTGTTTGTCAAACCAAGCCGTTTAAACTCACATTTGATACATTCGTATTTTATAACCATAGGTGATAATTATAACAAATATATTACCAATTTAAGTTAGTTGTTTCAAAAAGATTAGCAATGATTCACTATCCCGATACAACTTACGCGCTATCGCTTGTTCAAACATCATTTACTTCGTAAATAATCGTTTAGATACTTGGGTAAAGCTCGTCACTTCGTTCCTCTGGG